GCAACAGCAGGTTTAACGGGAAATCAAAAAACAAGTCCTATTGGAACCGCAACTATAAAAAATTGGAATAACGTGTTTACCAATACTAACGGTACCGAAGTGTATGGTTACTTATTTGTTTATGCTGCTAGTTCAATGAATTTTACCACAACAAAATACACATATACGGCAACTTCAGTATATGATAATGAAATTGTTATAGCAGCATTAAGATCAAGAGGAAATTATTCACAAGAATCTTTAACTTTTGAAGTTACTGGAAACACATCTTTTACTATTAGTGGATCAACATTAACAAGTGACCCATTATCGGAATTTAATATTTATGTTACAGGAACTACAGGAGCTAAGGTTTTCACATGTAGTTTAGATTCAACGTCAACAAAATACATAACTAAAGTTTTAGGAACAAGTCCATATGATAAAGATGGTAACGATGTTCCATTATATGTTCACGAGGTTTACCCGAACTTAACGAAAAACTTATATAATCAAGGTTTAATTAGAGGTTTAAGTTTAACTGAAGTATATAATGCGGAAGGTGACAACTTCTCAAATACTTGGGATACACCAAAGTCACCTACTGTGGTTTCTGAAGTTCGAGGTGGTAAAGTTGACGATTTATTTGATGTTATTACAATTTCTGACGGAAACGCTGCAAATCAGGAAATTAAAATCACAATTCAAAATATCAATATAGAAACTGGTGAATTTGATATATTAGTTAGAGATTTTAATGATTCCGATGAGAACATGGTTGTTTTGGAAAAATTCTCAAGATGTTCAATGAATCCAGACGTTGCAGGATATGTTGCTAGAAAAATAGGTACATCAACTGGTGAGTATACTTTGAATTCTAAATACATTATGTTACTTATGGACTCTAACGCACCATCAAATGCATTTCCTGCAGGATTTAAAGGTTTTACAAATTCAATTTTATCAGGTTCAACAACATTAGGTAGTGTTCTTTATAAAACTGAATTTTTTGATTCTGGCGAAACAATTTATGATGATATAACAAGTAATGGTGACAAATTTAGAAAAACATCTTTAGGTTTATCTTCAGATGGTAATTTCAGTTTTGATGCTGACTTGTTTAAATATAAAGGTTCAGGTACTTTAGAAAGTACAGACGGATTCCACTTATCTATAAATGCATCAACAATAACTGGAAATACAGTTTCAGGATTAATGTACCAAACAACACCTTATGATTTAGAAGGTACCGATAAAGGTAAATTAGATAGTATTAACTTCCGTAAATTTACATTTGCCGTATGTGGTGGTTTTGATGGTTGGGACATTTACAGACAAGTAAGAACATATGGTGACGGTTATATATTTGGAAAATTAACATATATTTCAGGTCTTACAACAAATGGTGGATTGTTTGACACTGCAAATGGAAACTCCGATTATTATGCTTATTTAGAAGGAATTCAAACATATGCAAACCCTGAAGCAATAGATATTAACGTATTCGCAACTCCAGGTATTAACTTCTACGACCATAGTTCATTAACAACTCAAGCAATTGACATGATTGAAACTGATAGAGCGGATTCAATATATATCATTGGGGCACCAAATGAAACTGATGCAGCTAACGTTATTGACGATTTAGACGGTATTGCGGTTGATTCAAACTACTCGGCAACATATTGGCCTTGGATCCAAATAAGAGACACAGATAATGCAACTCAATTATATATCCCACCAACAGGTGAGGTTGTTAAGAATATTGCCTTAACTGACAACGTATCTTATCCTTGGTTCGCAGTTGCGGGTTACAGTAGAGGTTTAGTAAACGCAATCAAAGCTCAAAAGAAACTAACTCTTGACGAAAGAGATGAGTTATATAAAGCAAGAATTAACCCAATTGCAACGTTCTCAGATACGGGTACTATTATATGGGGTAATAAAACGTTACAAGTTAGAGAGTCAGCTTTAGATAGAATCAACGTAAGAAGATTGTTATTAAGAGCAAGAAAATTGATTTCTGCTGTGGCTGTAAGGTTATTATTTGAACAAAATGACGACCAAGTAAGACAAGAGTTCTTAAGATTGGTAAACCCTATCTTGGAATCAATTAAGAAAGAAAGAGGTTTATATGACTTCCGTGTAAGTGTATCTAATGATCCAGAGGACATCGATGCTAACACATTAAGAGGTAAGATTTACATCAAACCAACTCGTTCTTTAGAATTCATTGATTTGGAATTTGTAATCACTCCAACAGGAGCTTCATTTGATAATATCTAATCTAAAAGGAGATATAAAAAGAAGAAGGGTATCAGAAATGGTACCCTTTTTTAATGCTCCACGTAGAACCATATAATATAACAATTATACTATTATATTATATCCAGAATACTGGAACTAGATATGCTAGTATTTATTATTGATATATTAAATTATTAAAGGAGAGTATTAAACTGGAACTATATACTGGAGCCTGTAAAAAACTACGAAAAATAATTGACAAAAACAAGTATTTCCAATAAAAAACTTAAAATAAAATTATTTTCCAATATAGATATATTTATAAGAAAGTAAATAACTTAAAAACTTTAACAAATACAATATGGCAGATTTATTAATGAAAATGCCGGTTCCTTACGAACCGAAACGAAAAAATAGATTTATCCTAAGATTTCCATCATCTTTAGGGATAAATGAGTGGTATGTATTCTCCACAGCGAGACCATCTGCTAAAATTAAATCAGTTGAGATTCCTTTCTTGAACACAAAAACTTATGTTGCTGGTCAATTTGAGTGGGAAGAGATTAAAGTTCAATTTAAAGACCCAATTGGTCCTTCTGCTTCTCAAGCACTTATGGAATGGTTCCGTTTACATGCGGAGTCAGTTACAGGTCGTATGGGATATGCTGCAGGTTATAAGAAAGACATTGAATTGGAGATGTTAGACCCAACGGGAGTTGTGGTTGAAAAATGGATTTTACAAGGTTGTTTCTTAACAAGTTTGAACTTCGGTGATTTAGATTACTCAAGAGATGATTTGGCAACAATTGACGCTTCATTAAGAATGGACCGTTGTATCCAAGTTTATTAATATAATAATTTTTCATATGAGAAACCGATATACCAGAAATGGGTATCGGTTTTTTTATTTAAAAACTTTACTTTCTCATAGTTATAGTATAAACTTATATTATGGACGAAACAAGAATAGACCCAACAATTGCATACGATGTGGTGGAATTACCAACTAAAGGTATCCATTATAAAAACAAAAATAAATCAGTTAGAGTTGCATACCTAACCGCAAGTGACGAAAACATTTTATCATCACCAAGTTTAATTGGTTCTGGTTTAGTAGTTGATGAATTACTAAAAAGAAAAATATTAGACAAAACGTTATCTGTTGATGAAATTGTTGATGAAGATAGACAAGCAATTCTTATATTTTTAAGAAATACGGCTTTTGGATCGGAATATACTTTAACAGTAACTGACCCAAAGACAAATGAACCATTTACGGTTGATGTTGATTTAAGTGAAATTAAAGTTAAAGATTTTCAATTAGAGGAAGATTCCAATGGTGAATACAAGTACTTTATGGAGAAAAGTAAAATTGAAGTTTCATTTACTTTTTTATCATTGAAACAAGAAAAAGAAATTGATGAAATTAGAAAAAGTTGGAATGGTAACGGAGTTGCTCCGATTATCACCAAACAACTTGAAATGATGATTAAGTCAGTTAATGGAAATAAAGATTTAATGAATATTAGAAATTTAATTGAAACCTTACCAATTAAGGATTCACAAAGTTTTAGAAAATTCATTAACCAAGTTAAACCGGGGTTGGATCTAACCCAAAATGTTACAACCCCGTCCGGAGAGACAATCCAAGTTGAAATTGGATTCGGGGTAGAATTTTTTCGTCCTTTCTACGGATTATAAAAAAGGACAATTAGACGAAATTTTATTTTTGGTTAAAAGAGGATTCTCTTATGGGGACATCCTATCTATGCCAGTGTACATTAGAAGATATTATATTAATTATATGATAGAGAAAGAGACTGAAAATAGTTAATCAGTCTATTTATATGTATGGCAGATGTTTTAAAATATACAAAAGGAGCTAAAAGTGCAGAGGCAGCGGCGTCGGCATTTAAAATTGGTGAAGGACGTATGCCGGATACGAATGAAGCAATCCAAATAGGTAACGCTTTTAATCCATTAAAAGACTCAAATACTGCTCGTTGGTCTGAAAATGTTTCAAAAAATATAGGGGGTGATAACCTATCCACTTTTGTAAATACAAAAATGGGGTTTGTAGGTAAGGCAATGGGATTAGCAAGTGACGCTGTTAAATTTTTAGCGGACGGAACCAACCAAATTTTTAAATCTCAAATGGGTATACCGGAAGAAAATCCTGCAATGAGTAAAGTTTTGGAGATGGTTAAGGGAGGAGGACTTAACCCCTTAGAACTAATGTCAAGTTTTGTTAAAGGGGCATTTACCGAAATATTAGATCAGTTATCCCAAGAATCAGCATTACTTTCAAGTGTAAATAGAGAAACAGGTATAAGTGGTAAACTATCTGAAGCATTAAGAGATGACATGAAAGAAGCATCTATAGAAGGTGCAAGATTTGGTTTTAAATTAAAAGATATTGGAGATTTTTATATAAAGTTAACGTCAGAATCTGGTAAATTTTCTTTAATAAATAAATCATTAACAGATGATACGATTAAAGTCGCGGGTGCATTAGGTAGAACATTACCTGAAATGGCTGTGAGTATTGGTGAATTTGAAAAAGTAGGTTTAGGTGCGGATAAAACAATTAAGACGTTAGGAGATTCGGCAACAAAATTAACATCATTAGGTTTAAGTGCTAGAAAGGTAACAACTGATTTACAATCAAATTTAGGTAAACTTAATGAGTATGGATTTAAAAATGGTGTTCAGGGTCTTGAGACTATGGCGAAGAAGGCTAGTGAGTTTAGAATGGAAATGCAATCTACATTTACAATTGCAGATAAAGTATTTAATCCTGAAGGTGCAATAGATTTGGTTGCTAATTTACAAGTTTTAGGTGGTGCAATTGGTGATTTTAATGACCCACTTAAATTGATGTATGATGCAACAAACAACGTAGAAGGACTACAAGACGCATTAATAAAGGCATCAGGTTCGTTAGCAACATATAACCAACAACAAGGTAGATTTGAAGTTACCGGTATTAATTTAAGGAAGGCCAAGGAAATGGCAAGTGCATTAGGAATCACAATGGGTGAATTGAATAAGATTTCAATTGCAGCAGCTGAAAGGACTCAAGCAACTACAGCATTAATGGCAACTGGTTTAGTGATGAAAGACGAAGATAGAGAGTTTTTAACAAACTTATCTCGTATGGATGGTGGTGAAATGAAAATCACAGTACCAGCGTCCTTAATGAAAGAATTAGGATTAAAAGAAGCATCACTAGCCTTAAAAGATTTAACACCTAATCAACAAAAAATATTATTACAAAATAAAGTAGAGTTTGAGAAAATGAACCCTAAAGATATGGCGATGGCTCAACTTACCGAAACACAACAAATGTCAAGAGGTATTGATGTTATTGCTTCATATTATAAAGTAAGGGGAGCTGAAATGGCTAGAGGGATTGCTAAAGGTACGGGAGGAAAAGAATTTGAAGAACTTAGAGCTACAATTGATAACTATTCTGCAAGTTTATCATCGGCCCAAAAATCAACAATAGAAAAAGATGCCGAAAAGTTCGGTGATAAAGCTAGAAATGTAATAAGCAAGGTGGTACACCCTATTGATACTATTAAAAATTATATGAATAGAGCAAGTCAATACCAATCAGAACCCCCTCCACCAAAAAATTCAGAAGTAACAGTAAAACATCAGTTAATTGGAATGCAGGAGATGACAGTGTTTAATAGAGAAATTATGAAAAACCCATCCTCTTTTAATTTATTTGATTTTAAAAATCCAAAGGAATATGGAAACTCTAATGTTTAACAAAATAGTATTAAACCTATTTATAATAAAATAAAAAATGCCGAGTTATTTAGATTTTAATACAACAAAACAGTTTAGAAACCATATATTAGGTAAGACCTTACAAAAACCTAATGGACCTCAAACGTTTACAAATAGTTCATATGTTGAACAAAATCTAAGTGATATTCCTAATTTATTACAAGGTCAGGTAGACACTAATAGAAGTAACGATTTAACAATACCAAAGAACTCAAATATATATAAACCTGAGGAATATTTTATTGGTGAAGTTATTAACACATTACCTCGTTCAGTTAATTTAAAGTTATACCCAAGTTTTGTTCAAACAGATTTAAGTTTATTCGGTATCATTAGTAATTCAAATTATGAAACTGAATCTGAATTAGTTAAGTTTTCAACTAGTTTAATTAAAAATGACCCACAAGGACCCGTTTATAGTAGAATAGCTCAAAATGTAGAAAAAAATACATATGGTCGTGTGAGAATATTGGATGCTCTTAATGGTAACACAGCCACTGCGGTTAACATAATAACGGGTAGAGAACCGTTGATTGAATCAAATTACACAATCACGGTTGATAATACATTAAGTATACCAGGTCAAGCGGTTGATTTTTTAAGAACTGTATCAGGATTACAATTACCCTTTAGTCAAATACCAGGGGATTATTTAAGTAACCCAAGAAACCCAATTAATAATAGACCACAAGCATCATCACAATTAGGTGCATTATTTCAAGACGTAACAGGTGTATTAGGTTCATTAATAGGGATACAAAGACGACCATTGTTGTCAAGGAAACCATCCGACCTTTTGATTGAACATATGGGAAGTGGTCAAAAAAACAGGTTATATGACTTATTATCCTATTCAACATATGCACCAAATTATACCACAACCGCAAGATCACAAAACACATCTAAAATTTTTAATTTTATTGATAAGGTTGCACAAGGGGTAAAAAACATTTTAGGTGTTGAGGCACCATCAGGTATTGCCTATATTGGTGACGATAGAGGTGAGGATGTGAAATATGCAATGAACGATTTTAATGATAGACCCGTAAGGAGTAACTATTATTTAACGTTAATGTTTGATGAAGTGTCAGCTAAATTATTTCACACAAATAAAAATATTACAGAGGGAGGATCAATTGGTGGTAAGTTATCATGGATTAGTAAAAACTCAAAAAATAAATTAGGAGTTAATAACAATAGTTATGAGACCAACGCATCATTATTTACTGAAAGCTTATCAACTAAAAATACATTTAGACCCGATTCAATTTTAGGAATTACACAAGAATTATTAGATTCAATGCCTTCAGATGGAGGTGCCGCACGTTCACATGTTGCAAATGTTATTGACCAAACAAGTAGAGTTTTCCAAGATGGAGACACAAGAATATCGAGAGGTTCTGCAGTTAAGTATACGGACAAATTTACAGGTGAAGAAAGTGGAGTTGAATATGCTAGAGTTTGGACGAAAGATAGACCATATATGACAAATTTTGATACGATGCCATTGGCAACAAATCAAAAAGATATTAACACAAAAAAATACAAACAAACAGGAAGAAAATATAGAAGAGGTAATGTTAGAAGGTTTGAATCAAGTGTATTGAATGACACTTGGAATTTAAACATGGCACCAATGTCTAATGGTAAAAAATCATTTGATGGATCAACAAATATTGTTGAGAAAAATGTAGGATTAGGTGATTTTTATGCAAAGAAATATATGTTCTCAATTGAGAACTTAGCATGGAAAACATCTAACTTATCTGGATTTCAAGTAAGTGATTTACCGGCATGTGAAAAAGGAAATAATGGAGGTAGAGTTATGTGGTTTCCACCATACGACTTAAAGATGAGCGAACAAAATAATGCAAATTGGGAAAAGAATTCATTTGTCGGAAGACCGGAACCAGTTTATACATATCAAAATACTGAAAGAACTGGTCAAGTTTCATTTAAAGTTGTCGTTGACCATCCGAGTATTATGAATTTGTTAGTTAGAGAACATTTTAAAGGAATGTCAGATGAAGAATCCGATAACTATATAAATGCATTTTTTGCTGGTGCTCAAGACATTGATTTTTATTCATTAATACAAACATATACCACTTTAGATAGTAATGATAGACAATTAATTGAACAATATCTAAATGCCGGTGTTAAAAAAGAAACAATTGAAACAATTAAATATACTACCGAACCATTACCTAATGACGCTAATACCGACGTAAATAAAAATGAATCTGTTAATTATGACACAAATAACATATTCTACTTTGAAAATGCAGTACCAAGTGTGGGGTTATCATTAACAGAATCAGATGGAGATTACGGTTCACAAATCACATCTTATAGTGGAACGTCAGGCACATCTGTCACTAATTTAACATCTGCAATGAATAGTGCGTTATCCAATCCTGATAAAATTTTATTAATAGGTAACACAGGATCAACATCAAACCCAAGTGTTATTTCAGGACAAACTAATCAAATAACAACTGCATTTAGCGGGTTAACTACAAATTTTGAGGCATTAAATAAACAAATACTTGATTTAAAAACGGCATTATCTGGAAAAACAGTTACTTCAGACACAAAAATAACAATATATACATCAACATCAGAAGCGGGAGATAATGATAAGAATTTTTACTTAGGAATAAGAAGGGCACATTCATTGATGCAACACATTTGGAATGAATTAGGGACATTCAAATATACGTGGTTTACTGAAAAGGAATTAGCAACATACACCAAAAGTGGTTTACCTTTAAATACAAAAACAATCACTATAAAATATAAAGATATAGGATATGAATTAGATGGTAATATTATATTTGATATAGGAACAATAGGTGAAAATAGTACCTCATTAAATGGAACTAGTGTTGATTGTACAAAAGTATTTACTAATACCAATTTAAAAATATATTCCCCAACGGCGTTTTACTGTAGACAGGGTTATGTAAAAATTAAATACGAAAAATCAAATGGTGAAA